TATCAGTAATGCACGGTATAGCCACCGATTGTTGCTATCCCACTGTTGCCATGAATGGAGATCTTCTCCAGTTCTTTGGGTCTAACCCTTCTGGTAACAACATCACTGTAATCATCAACTGTTTGGTGAATGCCATCAATCTGCGATGCGCGTACTACTACCTAGCGGGCGAAAATCCGCCAAGGTTTAAAGAGAATGTGTCGCTGATAACATATGGAGATGACTTCAAGTCGTCCTCGCGTGTTGAGTGGTTTAACCATATAGCAGTTGCTGGGTTTTTAGCCCGTTACGATCAAATAGTCACAATGCCTGATAAGGAATCGAAACCTGTAAAGTTTATGCACGATGCAGATGTAGATTTCCTTAAACGCAAAAATGTGTACAACCCAGAACTTGACATGTTCATGGGGGCTCTAGATGAAGAGTCGATTTTTAAGAGTATACACAGCGTATTGAAGTCAAAGGCAATGACGAATGAGGAGCAGAGCGCAACGAACCTGAGCACAGCTCTCCGAGAATGGTTTTTCCATGGAGAGGACGTGTACAATATGCGCCAAAAACAGGTTAAACAGATTGCTGAGGAAACCAAAGTGATCTGTTTATGCACCGACCTGGATCTCACGTATGGAGAACGAATGGATGCACACTGTGAGAAATACCAACTCACACGTTACCCCGAATCCCCTCGGGGTGCCTATTAGGCGCAGTAAAAGAGGGATGTGTGTATATGGATACCAAATTTATATTTTATATTGTACTTTTATTTATTACATTTAGGCTTTGCACATATTGGCAGTCGTCCCTACGATTACCGCTATTCAGCGGAGCGTTTCGCCAGCGCAACTAAGGTACTACGCATTCGAAGACTGAACCATCTTTGAGTGTTAAATTAGCGGTTTACTACAAATTATAATAACGATAACAACAAATTTAATATAACCGTGATGGAGGAGAGCCTCGACATGGAGCAACAGATTGTCTCATTCGCTGACCAGATGCCGCAGTGGCGTTATCAGGTTGATTCACCAATGGAAAGCACGTATAATATATGTGATAACCCTGATGACGATTTAGACAAGTTCTTCTCGCGCCCCATAAAAACGAGAACATACACGTGGCCTGTAGGTAGTAATATTTTTCAAACCTTCAACCCGTGGACTGACTTTTTCTCGAACCCTCGAGTCATTAATCGCATATCAAATTACATGAATTTGCGGTGTAAATTGCACGTTAGATTTCTTCTTAATGGAAATGGATTCCATTATGGTAGAGCAATAGCGTCATATATACCGTTACATAACATAGATAATGTGACAAAAGACAGAGCGTTCTTTCAGCAAGATATAATAGCTGCAAGTCAGAGGCCTAAGGTCTTTCTCGACCCAACCAAGTCCAAAGGAGGCGATTTAGTTCTGCCTTTCTTCTGGTACAAAAACAATTTATCAATTCCGAACACGGAATGGGACCAGATGGGTGATATAATTGTTCATGGGATAAACGACCTTAAGCACGCAAACGGAGCAACTGATCAGGTAAATATCAGTGTTTTCGTTTGGGCCGAAGACGTGGCCCTATCAATCCCGACAAGTGCGGAACCTGGCTCCTTGTCACCTCAAGCAGGTGATGAATATGGAGACGGTGCCGTATCTCGTCCTATGGGAATTTTAGCACGCACAGCAGGGATGCTTACAAGCGTCCCAGGTATTGGCGCATATGCAAAAGCAGCTCAGATGGGAGCTTCTGCTATGGCCAATGTCGCCCAATTGTTCGGTTACGCAAGGCCAAATGACATTTCAGACATTAAGCCTTTGCGTCCCGCGTATATGGGAAATATGGCGAATACCATGATCCCCGATTCGGCGACAAAACTAACGCTAGACCCAAAACAGGAACTGACCGTTGACCCCAAGACGATGGGGCTCGGTTCAGACGATGAAATGACAGTGAAGTCTATAGCTATGAGAGAATCATACTATGTCAAATTCAACTGGCCTACAGCAGCAGCAACAGAGGACCTTTTATGGACCTCCAGAGTTACTCCTGTGGTTTGGGATGAATTATCAATTAACGGACAAACTGAATATCATTTTCCTGCGACTTGTTTTGCAACATTACCATTTGCAAAATGGCGTGGAACCATGAAGTTTCGATTTCAAATTGTAGCCTCAGCATATCATAAGGGGAGACTGAAAATAGTCTATGACCCATATCTGCAGGTAACAAATGAATATAATACGAATTTCACGCATATAGTCGATCTGGCGAAACAACGGGATTTTTCCGTCGATATTGGTTGGGGACAACCGCAGTCTTTCTGTAAAACAGACAGTCCTGTGGATTCCCCTCTTCCCTACAGCACAAGTGGCCCCTTTGGCACACCTAGTACCGCTAACAATGATTTTAACGGTTATATTTCTGTGTATGTGGTGAATGAGTTGACAACTCCTAATAGCGACGTGAATAATGACATCGAGGTAAATGTCTATGTGGCAATGTGCGATGACTTTGAAGTGGTTGAACCCACCTCACTGCTTACAGCAAGCCTTTCCGTATTCCCCGATGCCGAAGCGGCAGCTGCACAAGCAGCTGCGCCACTCGAACAGCAAATGGGAACGGAATCAAGACAAGGAGAAGATTTGACGCAACCAGATGGCGATCGAAATCTCGACGAAGACAAACCTCAGTCAATTCCCGTACAAGAAACGTTGGCACCTAAACTATCTCCGACC